CGGTGATCCTAAATCACCTCTAGGCCATTTGATTCTAAATTCGTTATTTTTTTCTATATCAGTAACTAATGCTTCTTCTGCTTGTTCTAAATCTTTTGTTAATAATGTTGTATTGGTCTCCAACATATTCAATCGTTCTAGTACCCCGAAGTAAGCCCACACACCAACAGCAACAGCCGCAACAATAGCGAGCATATTTTTCATTGGCATACTGATAGCAGTATCTTCAGAAATGTCTATTCTATTTTTTGCCATATCCTATATCATCTTTCTACTTTTAGACCATACCGATTGTGCAGAAGCCTTCTTAAATCTAGCAACTGGTAATAATGTTGCAATAGTAAATTCATCCCCACCAATTCTTCTAAAGTCAGATTTTACATGTGACCTTAGATATCTTTTAATTGTAGGTTTTAATAATTTAATTCTTTTCAACCTACTATAATCAGCAATAATTTTAGTCTTTTCAGTTAAGTCTTTTGTATTAGCATAATCTATCAATTTATCTAATAATCTTATTCTCAATGGAATAGGTAGATAATGTAAATTCAATCCTAAGAAACCATCATTATATTCTTCAATTGGAAGTACCAAAGGAAAAGTATCATAATAAGGTAATTTCTTTTTCAACTTAGGGTCATAATAAAACATATTTAGTTTACCAAACATAACACTTCTTCCACGCTTACCATCTTTGATAAGTTGTGCTGGAGTTGGTTTCCCAAACTCCTTAATCTTATCCTTATACCACTCAGTACTTCTAGGTCTTCCACCTGCCGCTTTTTTTACTGATGCGATATACTTTGAAACTGCCATGTCTATTCCTCTTCTTATTTATATGCCTTTGGAGCTAGATGATCCTCAGTCAATATTTTAAATTCAAACCCTTTGTCCTTACAATAGTCCGTTGCTGACTTAAATTTGGCCATATTTACTGCGTATGTTTGTACTTGTCCAAACCACTTTCTAGTCCTCTTCTTAGGAGTTTTAGTGGGTGGTTTAAGTTGTCCTTTTGGTTTAACTTCTATTATAAATTTTTTTAAAGACTTATCCTTTTGCCGAACCATCATGTAAAAATCAGGAAAATATCTATGTATTTTTTCGTCTAAAGGTGAGACATAAGGGATTGCTATTTCTTCACTTCCCCATTCTATTACTTTATTATTTCTGTCGCAATAATCCATAAGACGCCTTTCCCATAAAGAACGATAAAATATCTTTAAAGGATTGCCTTTGTATTTACTGCGATTAACAGGTATGTATCTTCCACTATAAGTCATATTTCTTCTATCTTAACATATAAATAGTATAATAGTCAAGGAATATTTATCAGATGAGTATAATAAAAGGTATAAAAACACAAGCAGTTACAGCCGCAACCTCTTACGGTCTTACAAAAGTTAGTGGTATTTTAAAAAAAACACTAGGTTTACAAGATCAACAAAGGAAAGGTGGGCCGTTACCTAAGTCTTCTGCAAACTTCAATAAACCAACTAACATATATTCATTCCCTTTAGATGTAACAGGTGGACCTGGTTTAGGAAATCAAGGACACTATGTTATGTTCTATATTAATGAACAACAAGACGCAGAGTTAGCATTTGGCGAAAGAAAAGATGGTGAAACTTCCGTTATGGAGTCTAAGAGTCAAACTAACATACCAAAATACATTACAAGAATGGTCGGTGGTAACCCTGTAAAAAATGTAAACAAGGATGGGTGGAAAGAACAACAACATTTAGATTATAGTAATCCAAATGAAATGGCAAATGCTCCTAGACAAGAATATAGAAATAAAGGATCAACAACTTATCTTAAAAGAGCACCGACAGTAAGATTAGATACTGCAATTGCTTTGTATATGCCACCAACAGTAAACTTTAGTTCAATTGCAAACTATACTGATACAGAAATAGGATCAGGTGCAGCTGCAGCTGCTGACATATATGGAAAAATTATGGGTGGTGCAAGCGCAGAAGAAGTTATATCAACTTCAATGACAAGATTAGGTGAAGGTCTAAGTGAAGGTATGGCAAAAGCAGCCGCAACTGGTATTGGAGTCGTACCAGGTATGGCAGGTACTAGAGAAGCATATGAAGCTGGAATTGGTCAAGTTATTACTGATAGAATGGAATTAGCATTTAAAGGTATTAATAAAAGAAAATTTCAATTCCAATTTAAATTTATTCCTAAAAACAAAAAAGAAGCAGACGAAGTAAGAAAAATTGTATTTGCATTTAGAGCAAACATGGCACCAGAAATGGTTGGTGGAAATAGAGCTGGAAGAAAAATGAGAGTACCAAATACTTTTGATATTTCTTATATGTACGATGGTAATGAAAACCAATACTTACAAAAAATATCAACATGCGTACTAGAAAATATGGATGTAGTTTATGGTGGTGATAGATTTAGAACATTCGCCGCAAACGAAGAAGGTGCTCCACCTGTTGAAACAGCAGTTACATTAAACTTCGGCGAAATGGAATTAATCACAAAAGAAAGAGTTTACGAAGGTTTCTAATATGTCTTATTTTAAAAATTTCCCTATTATTCCTTATGATAGTGCTGGTGACGGTAAATTAAAAGATGTCACTAATCTTTTAAGAAGAGTTGTTGTTAGATCAAAAGTAAAAGAAAATGCAACAGTATTTGATACTTATGATGTACATGACGGCGAAACACCAGAAATGATTGCTCACAAACTATATGGTGATATTAAAAAACATTGGGTTATCTTATTGTTTAATAATATCAAAGATAGATATCATGATTGGCCAATGTCTCAAACTCAATTTAATCAATATATGACAGACAAATATGGTACTAATCAAGGTGGTGTTCATCATTATGAAATAGATGACGATTCAGGTGACTCTGATACTAAAATAGATATTGGTACTTCTAATTCATTATATCCATCGGCAACAGCTATATCAAATCTTGATTATGAACAAACCAGACAAGACAGTTTAAGAAAGATTAAACTATTAGACCCTAGATTTGTTGATGCTTTTGTAGCAGAGTTCAACAAGAAGATTAAAGAAACGGTAATATAAAATGGCTGATACAGTTCAGACAGCAGGTGAGTTTTCTGTTGACAAGTGCGAATTAATAACTTCTAAAGGAATTGTTATAGACTTGTCTTCCATGTTATTAGAGATTAACCTCTTTGAAGATATTTACTCATCAGCAGTAAAAGGCTCTATTATATGTGTAGATTCAAATGAAGTTATTGGAAAAGCTCAAATCATAGGTCAAGATTATGTCAGACTTAAAATTAGTACACCAGGATTTAATGAAGAAGGTGAAATAATTGATTATTCTGAAAATGTATTTCAAGTTTATAAAATTGGAAATAGAGTTGATGTATCTGAAAACGCAGAAGTTTTTGAATTATCAATAATATCAACAGAGTCAGTTAAAAACCAAAGAACAAGAGTTTCAAAAAGTATGGTTGGTACTGCCTCTGAAATATTTGAGCAATTGATGATAAGTGAATTTGGTATTAATACTAAAAAGAAATTACATATAGAAGATACATCAGGCATTAAAAAATATGTAATCCCTAACGAACATCCATTTACTTTTTTTAGACACTTACTTAATGATTCTATATCGCAAACAGATATGAGTCCTTTATATTTGTTTTTTGAAAATACTAAAGGATATCATTTCAGAACATTACAAAGTTTATATGCAGAGCCAACTAAAAGTGAGTTTAATTTAGGATCACCAGGTGAATATCAAGATGCTGGATCAAAAGTAAAAGATATAGAGAAAGAATATCGTACAGTTATATCAGATGATAATACTGGTAACAATGATATGTTTAAAAATATTATTAGTGGTTTGTTAGCAAGTAAATTACAAGAATTAGATATCTTTGGTAAAACAATTACTAATAAAGAATACAATTATTTTGAAGAGTTTAAAAAGTTTAATAGAATTAATGATGAAGATAAAAATATAGACAATCCTATCTATGTTGAAACTCCAATAGATGACGAAGGTAGAACTATTGCTGATTTTCCAAACTCAAAAATACATTTAAATACAACTTTAAAAGATGCAGAAACAGGTGGTGATGCTCAACACTATAATTCAACAACAGAATCTTATTCATATGCTCCAAATGATAAAAATAAATCAATACAACATAGAATAGCAAAAATGATAGAATTATCAACTACACTACAAAGAAATATGAAAGTTAATGGTAATACTGCCCTGGCTTGTGGACAAACATTCATGTTTACCAAACCAGATGCTAAAAATAAAGAAGGTGGTTATATTGATGAACATGAATCAGGTAAATATTTAATTACTGCGTTGAGACATATGTTTAATGTGGTAACAAATAAACATGAAGTTATTATGTCTGCATGTAAAGATTCACATCCTAAAGCAAAAGAGAATGAAGCTACTTTAGTAGAGCCAAAAGGCACTAATAAAGGAATTGTTCATTTATCAAGATAAAAAAAAGGGCGCCGAAGCGCCCTAATTTAATTTACTACTAATCTAAAAATTAGCTTGCGTATCCAACTTGTTTGCCGAATACTTTGTTGATACCTGCAGCGATAATCGCTTTAGATGGTGTACCAACTCTGTATGAAACGCCTTTAGATGATCTATTTTCATAAATCATTAAACCTTCGTTTCTCAATTTTCCAACCATTGCAGCTGGAGATTTTAGATCAAATGTGTTTCTTAGAGTTTTCCAAGTAACATCATTACCTTTATTGAAAAGGTTTCTGATCTTAGTAGTTTTTGATAGTATTTGTCTACCCATG